ACTCATATTTGGTGTAGGTAAATCAGGTATTGATTTTGGTAAACAATTAGCAGAGGAATATGATCTGCCAACTGAATCTAAACCAGTACAAATAGGTGTTAGATTTGAAGCACCACAAAAACACTTTCAAAAATTAATTGATGTAAGCTATGATTTCAAATTATATAGAAAATATGAAGACAAAGGCGTATCACTACGTTCATTCTGTACAAATAATAATGCAGCTTATGTTGCCGTTGAGGAAACATATGGAGATCACAGTTACAATGGACACGCTAAAAAAGATGAAGCATTCCGAAATGATATGACCAATTTTGGTATATTAATGGAAGTACAAGGTATTGATAAACCATTTGATTGGTCAAGAGAAGTAGTTAAAAACTTACAAATAGATGGTACAGGATTATATTATAGCCCAACACGTAAACCCTCTACAACATCTGAAGGTGTAAATGTATCAGCTATTCAAGTAGATACATTACATAAAATAGCAAAATCAATGCAACCATACTTTATGTATGTATATGATTTTATTGAGGACATGAAAAAAGTGTTTCCAACATTAAAAGACGATTGGGGTATTTATGTACCTGAAGTAAAATATCTATCACCTGAGCCACTTGTCGATTATACCAATTTAGCACTCACCAAGTATCCTAACGTACACTTCGTAGGCGATGCTTTATCAGCTAGAGGTATAACGGTAAGTGGTGCACAAGGGACATATGTTGCTGAATCACTTTTGGAGAACTAAAATAAATTTCGTATATTGATATCAAATAAAAATTATGGCAAAATCAGAAAAAACACCGTTCCCACAAAGTAAAAAATTAAAAAAAGCAGATGGTACTATCGCTTATGTATGGGATAATAAACTCCACAATTGGGAGGGGCATGCTTTAATCCCTGAAGGTAAAGAAAAATTAGGTGAATATCATTTATATGGTATTAAACATACTAAAGAAGAATGGAGCGAAGCTAGAAAACAAAGAGAAGGGTTACCTTATTATAAAAATCAATCAATGAAAGCACACCTTTCAGATTATAGAAATTAAGATATGAAAATAGGTTTATGTGGTACAATGAGTGTAGGTAAAACTACATTAGTAAATGCTTTAAAAGAAACAAAACAATTTAAAGATTATATGTTTAGAACAGAGCGTTCTAAATTTTTAATGGAGCAAGGTATTCCACTTAATACTGATTCTACATTAAAGGGCCAAACTGTATTTTTAGCTGAACGTTGTGCCGAATTAATCCAAACAGACATTATTACAGATAGAACAGTTCTTGATGTTATGGCATTTACTTTAAATGCAAAATCAATAAACCATCAAGATAAAGAAGCATTTGAGACATATGCTAGTGAATTTGTTAGAGAATATGATTATATTTTTTACATATCCCCTTATGGGATAGATATTGAAGATAATGGAGTACGTGAAACAGATGAACATTATAGAGATTTAATTGATTTTACTATTACAACATTAATTAAAAGACATGGTCATAAAGCAGGTAAATTAGAAAAAATATCTGGATCTACAGAGGAACGTATTCAACAAATATTGAATATTACAGGCCTTTAACATATTTATAATAAAACCTTATTATAATGAAAAAATCTGAATTAAAAAATTATATTAGAGAAAATATTATCTCTACATTATCTGAAGATACTGAGGCAGAAATTGAAAAAACTAAAGAATTAACTTCAGCAATTAAAGATCTTGAAGCTGCTAAAAAAGAAGCTGGTATAGAAGAAGATGCAACCCCTAAAGGTGAAGATTTTTTTTATGATTATTTAGATATTGGTATGTCTTATTTAGAAGGATTTGGTAAAAAACATTCTTTAGATGACAGTCAGTTAGAAAAACTAGGTAAAAAAATAGTAGATCAATTATATAAAGGTGATGTTGGTAAAGCATATGATGCTATTGTTAAAAGGGGCTCAATGAAAGAAGCATCATACTCTAATCAATATGTAAATAAAAATAGGATTGCAAGTAATAAGTATAAACAAGCTAATACTTACAAAAAATCATATGATAGTCTTGCCCAAGTGGCATCAGAAAAACAATTTGATGATGATAACATAGATAAAAAAGCTGTTAAAGGGGCTAAAAAAAATAAAGGTTTAGCTAAAGCAGCTGAAGAATTAGCTTTATTAACTCGTGATATGAAATCATTGGCTAAAAAGTATTCCAAAGCTGAAGGTGAAGAAAAAGAAAAACTAGTAGCTGATCTTAAGAAAAAAACAAAACTTAAGAAAGAATTAGAAGCTATTATAGACAAATAAAAATGGAGTCTAAAGAAAGGGTTATTTACATATTAAAAATTATAGTACTATTCTGTATAATATTTTGGTTATTATTTTCAGATGAGGAAGAGTATGTTGAAGATTATAATGCTAAAATAGTAGCATTAGGACAAAAAGTTGATTCGTTGCATCATATAAATAACGAATTGACTTTTAAAATCGATACCTTAAATGGACAAATAACACAATTAGACCAACAAATAAATCTTAAAGATAACAGAATAAATAGCTTAAAATATGAAATTAGTACTAAAGTGGATGCTGTTGATAACTTTAATGATGATGAGCTTGAAAGGTTTTTCACAGAACGTTACAGACAGTACCTCGATACAATTAAAGAAGCCAATAGCAAAACTAGTAATTAAAGATTTAATTACGGGTGATGGAGCTAAAAAAGAGTTAGCTTTAACCCTAGATAAAATTAATTTATTAAAACAAAAAATAGTTTTAAAGGATAGTATTATTTTTAGTTTAAATTACCAAGTAGGGAATTTTGAATCTATTATGCTTACTAAAAGTGACCAATTAGCTTTATCCCAAAAATTATCTAAAAGACTTCAAACCGATTTAAAAAAGCAAAAATTAAAAACTAAATTAATGGGTGGTGCTGGTTTAGTGGCTATTGCTGGGGTAATTCTTATATTAAAATAATATATGTCTGATTTAAAAAAAGTAATACGCCAAGAATATCTAAAATGTGCTCAAGACCCAGTACATTTTATGCGTAAATACTGTTATATACAGCACCCACAACGTGGTCGCATACAATTTAATCTATACCCATTTCAAGAAAAAGTATTAACGTTAATGCGCGATAATCCATATTCGATTATCTTAAAATCTAGACAGTTAGGGATATCAACATTATCAGCAGGTTATTCTTTATGGTTAATGGTATTCCACAAAGACAAAAACATACTTTGTATAGCGACAAAGCAGGAAACTGCTAAAAACATGGTTACAAAGGTAAAATTTATGTATGAAAATTTACCTTCATGGCTTAAAGTAGATGCAGCTGAAAATAATAAATTAACACTAAGATTAGTAAATGGGTCCCAAATAAAAGCCACATCAGCATCAAGTGATGCAGGTAGATCAGAAGCAGTATCCTTACTACTAATTGATGAGGCAGCATTTATTGATAACATTGGAGAGATTTGGGCCTCAGCACAACAAACATTAGCAACTGGTGGTGGGTGTATAGCATTATCTACACCTTATGGTACTGGTAACTGGTTTCATCAAACATGGGTTAGAGCTGAATCAAGTGAAAATCAATTCTTACCTATTAAATTACCTTGGTACGTTCACCCTGAACGAGATCAAAAATGGAGAGACCAACAAGATGAATTATTAGGTGATCCTAGAATGGCTGCCCAAGAATGTGACTGCGATTTTAGTACTTCAGGTGATATTGTATTTTATCCTGAATATATAGACTTTTATGAAAAAACATATGTAAAAGATCCTATGGAAAGAAGGGGTGCGGATCAAAATTTATGGGTTTGGGAATCACCTGATTATACAAGAGATTATGTTATAGTAGCTGATGTGGCTCGTGGAGATGGAAAAGATTACTCAGCATGCCATGTAATTGATGTTGCAAGTAATACACAAGTTGCTGAATATAAAGGTCAATTAGGTACAAAAGAATATGGTCATTTATTAGTTGGACTAGCAACTGAATATAATGAAGCAATGTTAGTAATAGAAAACGCTAATATAGGATGGGCAACAATACAAGTAGCTTTAGATAGACAATATCCTAACCTTTACTATTCACAACGGAGTGACTCCCCAAATGCTAGTTCGTATTTTGATAAATATCAAGACCACTCCAAAATGGTAGCTGGTTTTACAATGTCTTCTAGAACAAGACCTATGGTAATAGGCAAATTCCAGGAGTATATTAGTGATAAAGGAGTAACAATTCAATCAAAAAGGTTGATAGAAGAAATGAAAACCTTTATATGGAAAAATAATAGAGCAGAAGCCCAAAGTGGGTACAATGATGATTTAGTAATGTCCTTTGGAATTGCTATGTATATTAGAGACACTGCTTTAAGATTAAGACAACAAGGGTTAGAAGCAACTAAAAACTCTTTAAATAATATGACTGTAAATAGAACAGCATATCAAGGTAGTTATGGTTTTTCAAAAGGAGCAGATAATCCTTACCATATTGATACTAAAGATGGTAAAGAGGATATTAGGTGGCTTCTATAGTAATATTTATAATAATAATAACAAATTATGGCTGATAAAAGCGTATTTTCAAGATTAAAAAGATTATTTTCAACTGATGTAATTATCAGGAATGTAGGGGGTAACCAAATAAAAACCGTTGATTCAGGTCACATCCAATCTAGTGGGGAATATGAAACTAATTCGTTAGTTGATAGATATAATAGAATTTATTCTACTGCCCCTTCTTCATTATATGGTGCCCAATTTAACTTAAATTACCAATATTTACGTACCATGATCTATTCAGAATATGATGTGATGGATCAAGATGCAATTATTGCCTCTGCCTTAGATATTTTAGCAGATGAATCTACTTTAAAAAACGATATGGGGGAGGTTCTTTCAATTAGGAGTGCTAATGAAGATATTCAAAATATATTATACAACCTATTTTATGATGTATTAAATATTGAATTTAATATGTGGATGTGG